TATAAAATACCTCAACCTGTTCCTGTAGATATAACTTATTCTGTAAAAATTATTTGTAATAGAATGAGAGAACTCAATACGTTTAACAAAAACGTAATTGAGAAATTTGCATCAAGACAGGCTTATCAGGTTATTAAAGGTCATTACATACCGATTGTTATGGGTGAAATTTCTGATGAATCAGTTATGGAACTCGAGAAAAGAAAGTTTTATATACAAAGTTACTCATTTACAATGTTAGGTTTTTTAATTGATGAGAATGAATTTGAGGTGTCACCCGCAATTTCAAGAGTTTTACAATTAACTGAAACTGAAAGAAAAGATGTTAGAAGGCAAAAGAAAAGAAATTCAAATCCATCAAGTACAACTATGAATATTGATTTTCCTGTGGATGTTGACAGTTATACCAAAAAATTTGATTACTCGGTTAACGTTAATATTAGTAATCCCGTTAATATATCATCATATTCTGTATACATTAATGATAACTATTTTGGAGATGACATTCTACAGATTCAAATTAATAGTGGGGATACTTTAAAAGTTACGGTTGTTAAACCTGATTACTATGGTCAAACATCTATGGTGTTTAACAATCTTTTAGTTTAGTCTTCACCGTAAATATCCTTTTTTTCTTTACAGGTTTCAATTATAAGTTTTTCTAAAAACCTATAAATTTTAACTCCTTTCTTGTCACAATAATCTTTTAATAGTTTGTGAGCATCTTTTGAAATCTTTAAATTCTTTATTTCTCGACCGTTCTGCAACATAAGATAAAAAAGGCAGAAAATAGTCTGCCCAATTTATAAATACTTGATACAAAGTCAAGAATTTTGGTTTTTTCTCAAATATTTATCTATAAAAATAAATTAACTAACAAAAAAATTAATAATGGCTTCTAACAGTAAAGTATTCGTATCTCCCGGGGTTTATACCTCTGAGGTCGATTTGAGTTTTGTATCACAAAGTGTTGGTGTTACAACTCTAGGTATTGTTGGTGAAACTTTAAAGGGTCCGGCTTTTGAGCCAATCTTTATTACCAACTTTGATGAATTCACCACCTATTTTGGTGGAACTTCACCTGAAAAATTTATAAACACACAAATCCCAAAATATGAGGCCGCGTATATTGCTAAGGCTTATTTACAACAATCTAATCAATTGTTTGTAACTAGAATTTTAGGTCTATCAGGTTATGATGCTGGTCCATCATGGTCTATAAGAGTTAAGGCAAACGTTGACCCTTCAACTGTTGGTTTTAATTGTATAGCATTCGATGGCCCTGATTTATCAACGGGTTGTGCGATTGAATGTATTCAGTATGAACAATATGATTATAATATTATTTTTACAGGATGTAACAATGGTATTTCATCTATATCATTTACAGATACTACAGGGTCACCTGATATTCTTTTAGAAAGATTAGACTTACCTTACGAACAATTTGATGGTGGTGTTTCATCACTCAGAACTGATTTATTGAATCAAATTAATAATGTTATAGATGATAATGATTTACAATATTATCAAATGAATGTTTATGGTGCCGTTCCACAATCTATAATAACAGATTTTGAAAGTTACGGTTACACGTCATTTACAAATGTTTTTGAAGTTGACGATTATATTTACGAAACCGCCAACTTTACAGATGCTAATAATGACCCTTGGTATTATGCTATGTTTGATAATAATGGAAACTCGGTATATACCGGTTCTTCATTTTATTCTTATTTATCAATTACAAATTCTACATCTTCTTCTAATTGTGCAACTTTTTACAATTATAGTGTTTATGGAGTTAATGGTGTTATAAATTATAATACAAATACTATTAATGTGGTATTACCATATTCCGCGTTTTCAGGAGTTAATCTTTCGACAATTATAAGTGATTTCAGCGCTTGTACCGCAAATGTAACGGTTAATGGTTTACCTCAAGAAACTGCAAATACTGAAAATGATTTTTCATTTGGTCCTATAACTTATGTTTTAGTATCTGAAGATACAGGAACTACAACAAACTGGACAGTTTCAGTAACTGTTCAAAATCCTTGTGACCCATTGACTTCAGGTAATACTGGTTCAGAAAATGTTGGTGAAATATTACAATGTTACACAGGTTCCGTTGTAGGTAGAATATACGTTTACTCAGGAACTGCTTTTACAAATTATGATGATTTAGTTATAGCAACACTTCGTTCAAGAGGATTGGCAACATATTCTTCAGATAATGGTGCGGTATATGAGGTTCCAGATTTAAGTGGTGTTACTTTAAATTGTACAGGTGCGTATTCAGGTGTTACCAAAAACCCATATTTAACATTTGGAGTTAATGTAACAAGTAAAGATGGAGATGTATATTTCTTTGAAACTTCATTAACAAATTCAGATACAGAATATATAACTAAAGTTTTTGGAACAACTAATTTTTCAAAACCTAGAACTGTTGTCCCTCTTTTTGTTGAAGAAAAATATCAACTTCTTTTGAACTATGGTTATAGAAAAGGTTATATTAGAGGTTTAGATTGTGAATTAATTTCTCTACCTGATGCAAGACAAGGGTTCGACCCAACTTCAATCGGATGGTATTTAGAACAATATCAATCACCAACATCTCCATGGGTTGTTTCTGAACTTAGAGGTAATAAAGTTTATAACTTATTTAAGTTTACAACAATTGCCGATGGTAATGACGCAAATACCGAAGTTAAAATTTCTATAGCTAACATGTCATTTGGTAATGGAACATTCGATGTTTTAGTTAGAGATTTCTATGATTCAGACGCAAATCCAATTGTAATTGAGAAATTTACAAATTGTTCAATGGACCCAAATGATAATAGTTTTATTGCTAAAAAAATTGGTACTAAAGACGGTGAATATCAATTAAACTCTAAGTATGTTATGTTAGAAATAAATGAGGACGCTCCAATAGACGCGTTACCTTGTGGATTCTTAGGTTACAATATGAGAGAATATGCGGGAGCTCGTCCACCGTTCCCAATCTACAAAACAAAATACGATTTCCCTGGTGAAGTAATTTATGACCCTCCATTTGGTTTGGCAACAGGTGGTAATGATGCGATTACTTCTGGTGGTGATAATGTCCGTAGAACTTACTTGGGTATTTCCGACACTATAGGTATTGATGTTGATTTTTATCAATATAAAGGAAAACAAACTCCTCTTAATATTTGTACAGATACTACGGGTGATGAGTGGGCTTATAGAACTAGAGGTTTTCATATGGACGTAAACGCAAGTGCTATTACAATAGGTAATGGATTTGCAACTTCAGGTGAACCGACCTTCTATGTTGGTTCTGCATCATTCACTAGCGACCCTGATAATGAAACAAATCCATATTACAGAATATACGCTCGTAAATTCTCATTGTTATGTCAAGGTGGTTTTGACGGATGGGATATCTATAGAGAATACAGAACAAACGCCGACAGATTTGTATTAGGAAAGAGTGGTTATTTGAGAGGAGCGTGTGCTGACACAAGATACCCTAACGCAACTGGATGGGGAGCGTTTAAACAAATTTCAGTTGGTGATAACACAATGGATTATGGTAATAGTGACTATTACGCTTATTTATTAGGTCAAAAATCATTCTCTAATCCTGAAGCGGTTAATATTAACGTATTTGTAACGCCTGGTATTGATTATGTTAATCATTCTAATTTGGTAGAAGCGGCTGTAGAAATGATAGAGTTTGACAGAGCAGATTCTTTGTATATTACAACTACTCCTGACTATAACATGTTCTCATCAACTGCAGGTGAACCAACTGAATTAATTTACCCACAAGAAGCGGTTGATAACTTAGAGACCGCGGGATTAGATTCTAACTACACTTGTACTTATTACCCATGGGTATTAACGAGAGATACGGTTAACAATACTCAAATTTACATTCCTGCGACTGCTGAAGTTACTAAAAACTTGGCGTTAACTGATAACATCGCGTTCCCTTGGTTCGCGGCGGCTGGCTACACTCGTGGTATAGTAAACGCTATCAAAGCTCGTAAGAAACTAACTCAAGAGGATAGAGACACTCTTTATCAAGGTAGAATTAACCCAATTGCAACCTTCTCTGATGTAGGAACTGTAATTTGGGGTAATAAAACTTTACAAATTAGACAGTCGGCTCTTGACAGAATTAACGTTAGAAGATTGTTATTACAAGCTCGTAAGTTGATTTCAGCAGTTTCTGTTAGATTGTTATTTGAACAAAATGACCAAAAGGTTAGACAAGATTTCTTGGACGCGGTTAATCCAATCTTAGATGCTATTAGAAGAGACAGAGGTTTATACGATTTCCGTGTAACAGTTTCTTCAGATGTTGCTGACTTAGATAGAAACCAAATGACAGGTAAAATCTACATTAAACCTACAAGGTCTCTTGAATTTATAGATATAACATTCTACATAACCCCAACAGGTGCGTCGTTTGAAAATATCTAATCAATAATATAAGACAGGTCGGCAAAAGTCGGCCTGTCTTTATATTTATTTAATATTATGAGATTAAAATCAGTTAACGAAGGAATTACAGAAACCGGAACTCCGGACATGAAGTATTATGCATTTGATTGGGATGACAATATTTTGATAATGCCAACAAAAATAATTCTTAAAGATAACAAGAATGATGAAGTTGGAATGTCTACCGAAGATTTTGCGGAATATAGAATGAAAATTGGTAAAGAACCTTTTGAATATAATGGACATAACATTGTAGGGTTTGCTGAAAATCCATTTAGGTATTTTAGTGTGGAAGGAGATAAACAGTTTATAATTGATTCTCTATTAGGAAAACCAGGTCCTGCTTGGTCTGATTTTGTAGAGTCTATTAATAACGGTTCTATTTTTTCAATCGTGACCGCTAGAGGACATACACCTGAAGTTATGAAAGAGTCAGTTTACAATATGATAATTTCAAACCATATGGGTATAGATTCTAATGAACTTCTAAAAAATTTAGAAAAATTTAGAGACATAGAAGGTATTGGTAAATCATCAAAAAAAGAAATGATAAAAGAATACTTAAATATGTGTCGGTTTTACCCTGTAACTTATGGTAAAGGAAGTGCGGTTAGTCCCGAAGAAGGAAAAATTAAAGCTTTAAATGAATTTGTGGGATATGTTAAAAGAATCTCTAAACACATAGAGAAAAAGGCATATTTAAAGAATAGAATATCAAATAATTTTGTACCTACAATTGGATTTTCTGATGATGACCTAATGAATTTGGAAAAAGTTAAAAGTCATTTTGAAAATGAACCAGATAATATAATTAAAACGATTTCAACTGCAGGAGGAGTAAAAAAACCTTATTAATTATTTACTAGTGATTTATAACTAGAAGTTATTTGAAAAAACCCAAAAGTAAATAGAAAAAAATTATTATTAGATATTTATAAATAAAAAGAATAAAAAATTTAAAACAAAAATACAATGGCTGATTTATTAATGAAAATGCCCATACCTTATGAACCCAAAAGGAATAACCGATTTATTTTACGTTTTCCTTCTACATTAGGTATAAACGAGTGGTTCGTTGAATCTGCCGCTCGACCACATATTACGATTGTTAGTACTGAGATTCCATTCTTAAATACCTCAACTTATGTTGCTGGTCGTTTTACATGGGGAGCTCTTAATGTAACTTTTAGAGACCCTATTGGTCCTTCCGCTTCACAAGCTCTAATGGAATGGGTTCGTTTATGTGCCGAATCAGTTACAGGTCGTATGGGTTATGCTGCAGGGTATAAAAAAAATGTTGACATTGAAATGTTAGACCCAACAGGAGTCGTGGTTGAAAAATGGATATTGGAAGGAACTTGGATGATGGACGTAAACTTTAATGCATTGAGTTATTCTGACGATAAAGTTTCAACAATCACCGCTCAACTTAGAATGGACCGTTGTATCTTGGTTTATTAAGATTATACTTTACAATATTATATAAATCCCATATTATTAATATGGGATTTTTTGTTTATTATGGAAAACAATACAGGATTTACATGTAATACTTGTGGTAAAGTTTTTGAAACTGAAGAAGAGTTTCTTAATCGACATAAAAAAAATTCCGAAAATCAACCGAAAGATAATCTAAATAAGGAATAAAATGGACCCAAGTCTTTTAAACGCCGCTACAGAAAATTTTAATCTACCTCATGACATGGTAGTACTTCCAACTGGAGGTATATTTTATAAATCTAAAAAAAAGTCTATCAAAGTTGGGTATCTAACCGCTAGTGATGAGAATTATTTAATGTCAGGACTTGGTAATAGAGAAAATATAATTATGACTCTATTACGAAATAAAATTTACGAACATGATTTAAGACCTGACGAGTTATTAGAAGAAGACATTCAGGCAATTCTTTTATTTTTAAGGAATACATCTTTTGGTTCCGAATATATAGTAAACTTAGACGACCCCAGAACTGGAAAACAATTCGAAGAATCTATCATACTTGACGAAATTAGTATAAAAAAAGGATTGGTACAACCAAATGAGGATGGAACTTTTACTACTAAATTACCTGTGTCAGGTGCAAATGTAAAAATAAGACCATTAGCTTTTGGTGAACTATTTGATATAGACAAAATTGTTGAGAATTATCCTAAAGGTAGAGTCGCTCCAAAAGTAACTTTGAAATTACAAAAACAAATCGTGGAATTGGAAGGACAAAATGATTTAGGTAAAATTAGTTTGTTTGTAGACCAATTACCTATCGGTGATTCGAAATATATTAGAAAGTTTTTAAAGGACAACGTGCCATCATTAGATTTAAACAAGAAAGTAACTACCCCATCAGGAGAAAAGATAGATGTTGACATCGTCTTTGGGGTCGAATTTTTTCGCCCTTTCTTCTAACTATAGAATTTCTTTAGCGAACGAGTATATAATTCTATCAAAAAATCTACATACGTCATATTCAGATTTTTTGATTATGCCAACTTATTTTAGAAAATATTTGATTGATAAGGTTATCGAGATTAACACACCTAAAACCTAATTCAAAATATTTATAAAATAAATTTAGATTATGATGATGGCAACTACTGCAGAAACCGTACAAGATTTTTATGATTTTATATCAACTTTAGGAAAAAAAAGTGTTGAAACTTTTACAGAGAGTTTTGTACCCGGACTAAAATCAATTTTAAATACTGTACAAGAAGTTGATGCTCAGGCGGTTGCAGTTGCAAAATCATTTGGACAAGGAAGAGAGAATATTTTGTCAATCAAAACATCTTTGGTTGATGCAGCTTCTTCCGTTGAAGCTTTGGGTGGTAAATTTTCTGATGTCGCGGATATTCAAACCAGTCTAGTTAAAAGTTTAAATAGAGCGGTTTTGTTAAGTTCCGATTCATACGAAAGTATTTTTGCAACTATAAAAGTAACTGGCCAAGAAGCGGGTACTTTATTTACTCAGTTCAAAAATATAGGAGTATCGGCATATGGTGTTGCTGATGGGATGCAAAAAATTGTTGATACCGCAAGACAACAGGGATTAAGTGTGGAGGCGGTGAGTAAACAAGCCGTTGATAACATGGAATCTATGAATAAGTATAACTTTCAAGGAGGTGTTGACGGATTGGCTAAAATGGCGGCCCAAGCAACTAGTTTAAGAATTGATATGGCAACTACTCTTAATTTTTCAAATGATTTATATAAGCCCGAAAAGGCGATTGAAATGTCAGCAGCACTCCAAAGACTTGGGGTTACTCAGTCTGAATTATTGGACCCATTAAGATTAATGGATTTATCTATTAATGACCCAACAGAACTTCAAAATCAATTAGTACAAATGACTCAACAATTTGTAACTATGAATGAGGCCGGACAATTTGAGATTGCGCCTGAGGGAAAACTTAGAATGAGAGAATTACAAGAAGCCACTGGAATTGCGTATGGAGAGTTAACAAAAATGGCTTTAGGTGGTGCCGAATTAGAAAATAAGTTATCTAAGATAAGATTTCCTGAGTTTATGACTGATGACCAGCAAAAAATGATTGCAAACCTTGCTGAAATGAAGGATGGTGAATATGTTGTAACAATTGATGGTAAAGCAGAAAGTTTAGAAGATTTATTATCTAGAACTGATAGTACTGCAGAACTTGAAAAAATTCTTGATGCCGCCAAACCTAAAACTATGGAAGATTTGGCATCCGAACAATTGGATATGCAAAAAAGTATGGAAGCTAGTATGGCGAAAATCGCTAATAGAACATCAAGAGCACTGGCAACATCAAATATCATTGAAGAATTAGGAAATGCGACTAGAGAAGGATACAAGGGATTGACAGATATTATAACTGAAAGGGATGTTATGTCGGCAAAAAGTATTAGAGAATTAATAAATGTTAATGGGGAGGTTATTGGAGATGTTGCTGAAAAAATGTTTAAGGGAGAAGATGTTGATTTGGGAGGTGTTGTTGCTGAAATGGGTGAAAAATCTGGTGGCATTTTTGCAGAACAACTTGAAGGTTTGGGGATTAATTTTGCAGAACAAATTAAGGGGTTACAAGAATCTGATAATCGCGTTGCGGAAGTAATGTCATCACTTTATGAAAATTTAGCAGATGTTATTAAAGAAAAAACTGGATATGATATAAGGCCGGCCGATACCATGAACAGAAATAGAACTGATACCACAACAAATCAACAAGATAGAACGCAAACACAAAATATAAATTCTACATCAACTGTCGATGTTACTATAAAATTAGATGTTCCGGCAGGTATGTCAGAAAGTGAAGTCATAAACGCATTAAGAACTGAACAAATCAAACAAGAAATAGTAAAAATTGTTGAGGAGAAACATCCTGACCTCAAGTTAAAACCAGCGCAGTAAAAAAAAACCTTTTATTGTATTTATATATAAAATGTTATAATGTCAGAGAGCACTTTATCATTTGCATCTAGTGAATCTTTTCGTAAATCACTTATTGTAAGAAATTTACAACCGTATTCGGTTACGGGTGTTTATACTCCACCGGCTGGCGACATAACTTATGAGTATAATCAATCTGATTTTTCGGTTATTGATTCACCCGACAAATTGATTGCAAAAAATCCGTTTGTTAACAAACTATATCCTCTTAATGAATTTGGACCATCGGGTGGATTTGATTTTAATATTAATTATAACGGGTCATTAGTACCTGTAAAACCTTCAGGAGAACCTTATTATCCATTAATTAATAGTCCCTTAATCGGGTTGAGTAATTATTGGTTAAATGAATTAGTTACGGGGCCTGCAAATCAGAACAGCTTCATACCCGACGGAGGATTTAAATTTTTATACGAGGTTGACGACTTACCTAATTTAAACAAATATTTTTCACCTTATTGGGACCCACCAACGTTTGTTCCGTCATTTTATAGTCCATATGAGATATTAAGTTCATCTAACCCAGTTGGTTCTGACGGACCATTGTCACAAGATTCTTTTATTGCTCGTTTGGGAGCTCAAACATTAAGGGAACTTTTTGTTGAGAGAATTAATCTTGAAATTTATCAAAATACTGTAGGTGCGGTAAACTTGGCGAGTCTTCAGGACCCATTTGAAGCTAGTTTGTTAATAACAGGACAACAACCTTTAGTTTATAGAAATTGGAGAATCACTGTACCTGAAAATCCAATATTAGCGGTAGTTGATTTTGCAACAAGATTGGCTGGAGCTTATTGGCCCGTATCACCGATACCTGGTGATTATTTTGATGAAAATACTAATGGTAATTTACAGACTAGTCAAACATCAACAGCGCTAAACGTAGTTAATAATTTAACGGGTGGGTTTTTAGGACCGATTTTAAATATAACTAGAAATCCATCTCAGATATTTTTAGCAAATACAGGAAACGGACAAAGGTCTGCATTATTCAATAATATAGATTATAATAGATATAGACCGGCTTATGACAGAGGATTATTAGGTACCTTGGCTCAAGGATTAACAAATCTTTTAGCCTCGGCAATTAATCCGAATAATGGAACTTTGATAGGTGGTTATTATGTTGGAAGTAATACTTCAGAACCTTCACAAATAAACTCACCACCGAATCAGTTACCTATAAATCCTTACGGACAACAAGTTCAAACACCTGTTTATGGTCCATCTGAATTGGCAATTTTATATGAAGGAAACCAAGAAGTTCTTAATTTTGGATTAGCCGGCAAATCTTTATCCGATGGAGGAGGAATTGACGGTCAATTTGTTTGGACATCACCAAAATATAAAGGAAATGCGGGTTATAAACCTACACCAGGAGGAGGCACGGGAAGTTTAGATGAACAGTTCAATTTAGTTAGTGGTAATTACACTCGAGGTTCATCAACAAATGTTGATTTTAAGGATAATTCAATATTAGACCAAACTCAAAGGTTAATTGAATCTGCCGACTTAGTTGAAGGGATTGCCCGATTAAAACACGTAGGTAACGCAATCAATCAAGTTTCTAAAGTATTCAATGATGGATATAAAGAAATGACTAAAGGGTCTAAAGTTTTATCTTATGTTGATAATACAACTGGAACTCAAGCTGGTGTTGAGTATTGTAGAGTTTTTGCAAAAGATACACCATATTATACCTACTCTGATTTACAAAAGACTGACGGAATTACTAATTCAGGGAGAAGGTTTTCATATTCCGTGTTAGATAACACCTTCAATTTGAATATTTCTCCAACCAAAAATCCTGGGTCAACAAATATTATTGCGGATGGAAATAACGGAACAGGTGGTTATGCTAAAAAATACATGTTCTCTATTGAAAATTTAGCTTGGAGAACATCCAGTAGACCTGGTTATACTTATGATGAACTTCCAACATGCGAGAAGGGACCAAACGGAGGTAGAGTTATGTGGTTTCCTCCATATGATTTAAAATTTAACGATACAAGTAAACCAAGTTTTTCACCTACTTCATTTTTAGGTCGACCCGAACCAATTTATACATATAAAGATACTAGTCGTACTGGAAGTTTAAATTGGACTATTATAGTTGACAGTCCTTCAATTATGAATTTAATTATTGAAAAACAATTGAAAGGTGCCGCCAAGGAAAGAGTTGATTCAATAATAGATTCCTTTTTTGCGGGGTGTGTGAAGTACGATATATATGAGTTAGCCCAAAAATTTAATACAATACCTGCCAAGGATTTATATACCTACCAAGAAATTTTGAATAATCCACAATTAACCGAAGAAGAGGTTAATTTCGTGGTTGAATCAATACCTAAAGACCCTGAAGTTTGTACATCTGACGTTTGGGGTGACGTTCCTGAAACTAAAAAAGTGTCTAATGAGCCTGAATTAGAAGCATTTGCTGATACTTATACTAATTTGTCATTTTATTTTGATAATAATGTACCTGGACCTAATAATGGTACAACGTCAAATGAGGATTATTTGAGTGCTTACAACTCATATGTTAGTAATAAACAAGTTTACGGAGCTCAGGCTAATAATTTATTCAATACTGATGATTTTAATGGTAATGTTCTTGATTTCTTTGATAATGTTATAACAAATAATTTTGAAAAAATTAATAGTGGTTCATCTTGTATGGTACAAGATTTATATAAGATATTATCAGAACAAAAGGGAACTATTGTTATAACTTTAGAAGGAGCGGCGTCGGCTAAGGCAACGCCTGAATATAATCAAAAATTATCCGAAAGAAGAATTGATTCTGTAATAAAATACTTACAAAACTATTCTGAAGGTGATGTTTCGTTTAAAAAATATTTAGAAGACGGTTCTTTAAAAATAAATTCGGCGGGAGGGTCTGGCGAAAATACAACAATTCCAGTTGGGGAGGGAAACATATCCCAAGACCCTATTAATTGTACTGAAGAGACTAAAGATAAGAATGGTAAAACTAATCAAGGTTCGTTAATTTATTCTGTCAGTGCTATGGCATGTAGAAGAGTTAGGGTTACTAGTATTTCTTATACCGATATACCTAAAGAAGAAACAATTATGGTTAATAAAGTAATTGGACAAACAACTGAAATAGAAAATCCCCCATCTGATAAAACATCAGGACAAGGTATTACCCCTCAGTTTCCAAAACCACAACCAACCGTAACAATTGAAAAGAAGTTAAAAGAAGGTATTAGTAAAAAAATATTAAGAAATTTATTGAGTGAGTGTGATTATTTTGAGGTGCTAAAACAAGATGTACCAATGGTATATGATTCAATCAAAGAAAAAATTAGATACTTCAATCCAGCCTTTCACTCTATGACACCTGAGGGTTTAAATGCTAGATTAACTTTCCTTAATCAGTGTACAAGACCTGGAGAAACAGTTCCAACTATAGGTGCCGATGGTAAACCAAAGACAAATGATGCTATCAATACTTCTTTCGGAGCTCCTCCTATTCTAGTATTAAGAATCGGTGATTTCTATAACTGCAAAATAGTACCTGATAATGTTGCATTTACATATGAACCATTAATTTATGACATGAATCCTGAGGGGATTGGTTTACAACCTATGATTGTAAAAGTTAATATGAGTTTTTCTATGATTGGAGGTCACGGACTTAAAGAACCGGTTGACCAATTACAAAATGCATTGTCGTTTAATTATTATGCTAATACTGAAATTTATGATGAAAGGTCAACATGGACTGACGATTCGTGGAAAGTGATTGATAAGAAATTAATAGACTCAATCGAACAATCAGAACAACCGGCAACAGTGGCTAATGTGGAAAGTCAAAGAACTAATGACGGGGGAACAACAATTGGTGAAATTATAACTAATATACCTGTTGAAAGTGGTCAAACTGGTGAAATTGCATATCAAAAAATAATGGATACCCTGTTTGACCAAACAAAACAATATATTGATGCGGTTCCTAATCTTTTAGAAAAAATAATGTTAAATACAAACCAAGGTATTGTTCAGATTATAAGTAATGATAGATTATATAGTGAAGGGTTACTTAATGTTGATTTAGATGAAGTTGGTTCGGCCCCAATTTACGGAGCGCCAAATAAAATGGATGCGAAAATAAAAGAAATTTTTGATAAAGTAATATTAGAAATTCAGGACCAAACTAACCCAATTATTAGTCAATTAAATACTATTGAATGGCAACCAAAGGATTTATCGGCGGTCATAACCAATATGGTTGATTATATTAATTCTCTTTCTTCCGAATTCTCAAATGGAATATTCACCACCATACAGGAATTAGTTTTGTTGGAACAAGATTATGTTCAAAATTTAAGAAAAATAAATTTGGTTTCCGACTTAACTGACGGTAAAATTATTGATAAGGGAGTTCCAAGACCTTATACTCTTTCGGGAACTGATAAGGTTAGTGAATCAACAACCATTGATGATGATACTATAACAACAACAGATGACGAATTATGGAATGACATTGCGAGATTACAATTAACTTTAGAGGAATATTATGAGTTTTTACAAAAAAAGAAGATATTTGAACCTATTGGTGATGTTGTGGTAAACTTTAAACCAATATATCCTTATTTTATTAACTCAGGTGAAAGCCCAACACCTGAAAAAACATTCTTTTTAGTTATAGGTAGAATTTTTTACAATAGAACAAAACGACAAGAGTTTGTTGATGCAATTATTAAAGGAGATTTGGTTAACGTAAAAGACCCACAAAAATTAAAAAAGAAATTTGAGGATATTGTTGACGAGTTGTCCAAAGAGTATAGTAAAGAAATTGATGATGAAGAAAAATTATATAAAGACTTTAAAAAAAGTACTGAGTTTAAAGATTTTTCTGAAGGATTGGACGAAAAACTATACCCTAAAGGAAAAACTCGTAAATTTACTTATACCACGGTGCCTGGAACTGATGAGGGAAATCAAAAAACCGCAATCACTAATTTATACAGCACAATAAATGTTGATGAGGATACAAAAACTTATATCGGTAAAGTTAAATTCAATTCATAAGTTATGGCAAAAAAACAGTATTATAATAGATATAGTGAGTTTATTGTTGATGGTTCACCATCGGTAGTAACATATGTTGATTTGCCTTCTAAAAGTACTGACAAAAGGTACATTTATAAAGTTGGTCAATCTAGATTAGATAAAGTATCTCAACAATATTATGGGACTCCTTTTTTTGGATGGTTAATTCTAATGGGTAACCCAAAATTTGGAGGGCAAGAATGGAATATAGTTGACGGCAGTGTATTGACTATTCCATTTCCGCTGATAACTTCATTACAGGACTATAAAAATCAGTTAGATAATCATTTCTTTTATTATGGCAGATAATTCAGAGAACATATTAGTAGAATTTGATTATAATAATATTACCATAATAGACCCAAACAAAGTTATTGATGAAAATGGTAATGCTAAAGACAGATATGTAAAACAGGAAGATTTGGTTATGTATGCTAACTTGGAATGTAAACCAATTCCAAGAACAAAATTAGCGGTTGGGTCTAACAACAGTGACATTATTAGAAATACCTCAATCGCTTCCATTAATTTCTTAAAACCGGGTGGTAAACGAATACTTGAAAATGATTATACAAATAATTTGACAGGTCAGGAAAATCTAAAGTCGGAAAATAAGATTAATTCAAAGGATGAAGAGTATTATGTAAAACAAACCAATTTATCGGAAGGAAATAATGGTACAGTAGATAGTGGGTTGTTAGGTATAACATCAATTTCTATACAACAAAACACCTCTTTTACTCCTGTGATAACAATTGAGTTAGAAGACGTTAAAGGTAGAGCGTTATTTGAATCGGGTAATAATTCACCATACGCTGCATTTTTTAATATGCCATACCCCATATTTTATCTGACTATAAAGGGATATTATGGAAAGGCGGTAAGATTACCGTTAATGTTACAAAGCTTTAATAGTAGATACAACACTAGTTCTGGTAATTTCCATATTACTCTTAGTATGATTACCTATAAGTATAATGTGTTAAATGAGGTAACTATGGCGGCGGCAATTGCTACACCACAAATGTATCAAAAAAATATTGATATAAAGGGTGTTGAAGGAGGTCCATCCCAATTTGCTAACATATCTAGTGTGTCGGTTTCGCTAGGTAAACAAAAAATGCATGAAATGTATAGTGAATATAAAACAAAAGGTTTAATTCCCGAAGACTTTCCTGAAATTACGATTCTCCAAATGTATTATAGATTGGAAAATTTTATCAAAAACACTTTAGAATCTTATATACAACAAAACCTTGACCCATTAAACAACGTACAAGAATATGAAAAAAAGTTAAGAGAATATCAGGGAAATATTGCGACTTATCAAAAATCGTGGAAAGATAAGTATATGGATAACGAAAATTTCTATGTTAGTAATTTAAGTGGAGAAAAACTTTATTCGTTCAAAAAAGAGTTTGATGAACAATCTAAACGAGAGGTCGCGTTGGCCGAGTTGAAAAAATACATTACCGAATATAATGAAATTTTAAATAAAAATGAAACTGTTGGTACTAATGGTTTTTATGAAATTAACGGAAAAAGAGAAAATTGTACTATTCCAAATAACATAACTTTTGACATATTTTTGGAGATAATTGATAAACCTGATGATGTCAATCTACAAAAAACATTGAATCAAAGGTCAACTAAGAAAAAATTTACTGATGATGATATTAGTAAATTAAATGCCGAATTGGGCACAAATATGACGTTCAATTCAGGAAAAATTGTTATGAAAGATGGAGGAATTGTCCCTGAATATACATATTACAAATTTGGTGACTTGAATGAAGAACAGTCACCCGTACCACTTTTTAGAACATTTTTAGGAGAAGTTAATAGAATGTTCAAAGACGTAAAATCGTATCGAGAAAAAATTCAAGAGGCTCTTACTAAAGCTTTGACTGAAAAAATTCAATCAAAGGATAATGGAATTGGATTTATACCTACAATTAGAAATGTTTTGTCTGTTATTTTTGCAAATGGTGAGGCGTTTTTAAGAATAATGGATGATGTTCACGCTAAGGCTTGGGAAGTTAGAGATGATACCGATAGAAAGAAAGCAATTTTAGACCCTTCAGTTTCGAACGCAAATCCTGATAATTTATCAAGTGGTGATAATACTAATCTACCTATATATCCATGGCCACAATATATTGTTGAAACCGCCGGAGAAAATGGACAAGAAAAATACATTGTTGCTTATCCTGGTGACCCTAAGTATTCTAATTTAACCAATGCCACTTCTTACGAAAAATGGCCTGAAGTTGAATTTGTTGAAGAATTTGTTAATGCGTTTGTAAATAGGAATCCTGAAATAGATAATCCAGAGCCTGTATCTAATGAGCAAACCGATATTAATAGACTTAGTTTTAATGCTATTGAATTTCCTGTTGAGAATATTGTTTATGGTAATAAAGAAGAGGTTAAATTTTTCTTTGAAATATACGAAAGATTATTTTATACAATTTATTATTCGAGGCTATCAAGAGCGGAATCCTCAACTAAAGAAAAAGATTTGGTTAGTAGTATCATCGCAGAAGCTGAAAAAACTAATTTACTTTATGCATTAGGTACTGACAATCCATTTTTAATTGAAAAAATAAAACAGTACGGAATTAATTCGGCTAATTTTGAAACCACGCTCAGACATATATCAAATGGAGGTACAGGACAAAGTTGGCAAAATTTTATTAGAGGTATATTCAATACAAGTTACATAAGAAATACGGTGCAAAATTCACAATTTGAATTTTTAAATTTAGATGAAATTTTAGAAACTAAATCAAATCCACTACTTTCTTTGGAAAAAGAGGATGAATTTTTGAATTATATTACAGGTAGTAGTTCATCTAATAGTTACGATTATTCAGACATTTATCCTTTAACTAATTTAAGTTGGTGTAAAGATAAATTAGCGAATGGTCAATCTATTTCTGATAATAAAGCAGCGTTTAACACTACAAAAATTTTGACTTATAATAAGTCAAATAAGACTATTACTAATTTTCCTTACAATTTATCCACATTAGAAAAAAGACCGATAACTAATTTTGTATTTGAAAATACTGTAGTACCGACTGCAGATACCACAACAAATTTAGTTGATTTTTATGACGAAAGGGTCCGAACCAAACAGTTAGTTACCGAAGGAGATTTAATTTACTATAATTATTCAGGACAAGTAGGATTTTATCAAACAACATCCATGTTGAATACACCATTTTATGTGAATTCAATACAACAGGCTGTGGAAAAATTCAGAAATTACGATGATTATCCTTACACTGTACCTGCTTATCTATTCTTAAATAGTCTACCATTATCGACACTAAGAGAAAAATTTAAAACTTATAAAAATTCCGATTCAAATATTACAGTTGAAGATTTAGATTATATTTTGGCTAGTTTGAAAAAATTCGGAGCAATACACAAAGTACCTTACTCGTGGATTTTAAAAATCGGTTCAATTTACCACAGATATAAAAAATATGTTGAAAACAATGTTGATATATTAGATGATTGTTGGCAAAACTTTAAACAAGTTGAAAATTTTGACCCTGTAACTAATGTTCCAACTAGAAATTACGGATTAATAATTAATGGAGCTAATATCGACATAGTTTTAGAAAAAGATACAATTATTGGTACCGAAACATCCACTCTGATAAACACAGGTTTTTATCCAAAATTAATAAATGACTTCAATGTGTTTTATCAGGGGTATATGATTTATAGTACGTTTACCGATACAGATATTCAAAACGGGTTTCTTAGTGGTGTAACTTTAAATTATGTGTCAGAGGCAATTATTGATGAACCCGAAGGATTTGACGATACAAATCTTATGAGGGATTTGAGAGTTATCCCATGGTCTGTTAGTATTGATAATATAATTAAAACCTTTACATATCCAATTCCGTCTCAGGGCTCACTATTGAATCAGACTTTTAATGAATGTTTCAAAAAAGAGGGTAATGTTGACAAATTAAAATTAGAAGTTAAAGGTAATCAATCAATGTACGACGGCTCAATTAGAAATTTTTGGGCGGCACCTCACTATGGTTATTTTGATTTATCAAAAATAAAAAAACCGGAATATGATGAGTATATCAAAATAATTTTTACAGAAAGTGATGTGTTATCACAAGAAAATTTTGGTTTACATAACCCTATTATAGGTTATTCAAAAATCAGTGAAATATTTTCTGCCTTTAATACAGAAATTTTGGATAAATTCGAAGAAGAGTTTTTAAATTTTTCTAAATCGGTATACGATTATGATGTAACAAATTTATCCGAAACTTTAACCAAAACTGAAAAATCTTTCAAAAATTTCCAATTTTTAATGAGAGAAATGATGAAAGTACCGAAACAAAGTACCACAGGAGCAACAGGTACCGAAGCAGTTTCAAGAACTCAAGAAATTCAATGTCAAACGATTAATTCATATATAAAAGAATTTTTGAATTTTGACTACGTATTCAAATATGGAAATCCATCGTCATTCGATAAAAAACTATTCTACAGTTTCTCCAATAAATTTATTGAAGACCCATACACATGGGAAAAATATACTGAGACGACACCAGATGCATTACCAGTTCAAGGGGGTTCTGTTACATTAACAACATCACAAACAAATTTCCCTGAAGAGTGGAAAACTCTTAGAATATATGTTGGATTTTCAGATATACCTGAACTCACTTATAAAGATAGTGGTTCATTTATAACCGATTTCTTCATAGATTTAAATGTTGGATTTAATGTGCAGAATATCAAAAATTTTGCACCGATAATTAAAATTTATGCAACACAAAAATTAACACAAACTCAACCACAAACTTCGGTTTCCCCATTACCAATACCACCTGTTTTACCTACACAACAATTTGTAGGATTAATAATAGAAATTTTTACTTTAAATGATGGGTCAACTGTAACTATTTATAAACAAAATGAAAATAAATTTTCTTTATTTAGGAATTTTTCACAAGAGATAAAGTTTGTTGGAGAACAAGTTGGTATGTCCGTTGAAACTAATTTAAATTTGGCAAAAGTTGCAATAACTGAAATTTACGGATTTTATTCACAATCACCTTTAGACCCACAATATATTGCGGCGGTTACAACTCCTCCCGAACCACAGTTCCCGTTAGTACCGAGTTCAACCAACAATTGGGGTAAAGTAACATTTATTAATAATATGGATAACTACCTAAGTGCGGTTGACAGATTCCAAGGTACTATAGTGGACAATTTAATGATAACATTAAGGGCTAAATTACCATTAATTACTGTTGAAAATAGTAAAGGTGTTAGAAAAGATTTGGACGGAACTCAAACAAAATTAGAACTATGGGAGTCATTTA